AGGCTGGTTTACAGAGAGAAGAAGGTGACCCTATTCTTGATCAAAGAGTGATGGACGGCTTCGGCGTCAAGTTCTACGGGAACATGATGTGCCTTAGTTATCAGTCCGAAGTCAAACTTAAGGAAGTTTACGCAAATGGTTTCGAGTCAGATATCGAGCAGCGTGTTGCAGATATCGCTTCTTTTCTCAAAAAAGAATATCGTAAGATTCGTGGAGAATCTGTGACTCTTTCGAAAGAAGGCGAAATAGACGTGCGCGTCGAAAATGCTTCCCGTGTCCGCTCGTGGGTCACTGCTAAGATGCATTACCGGATTGGCGGCTTAGACGAGTCTATGGAAGTATCAGCAGAAGCAGATACTAAGCCCGAAGCTAATTGGGAAAAGTTCCTCTCTCTGGGTGGATGGGACGGTGAAGGCGGCAAGAGACCAGAGAACGACACACGCCCAAAGTCTAAAAGTGACTGATGGCGTTTCAGTTAAGCAAAAAAGAGCAAGTAAGAGAAATACTTAAGTGCGGAAAGAACCCAGCCTACTTCTTAAAGAGTTACGCTAGAATTTCTCACCCAATCGACGGTCTAATCCTCTTCAACACTTTTGATTATCAAGATCTCCTACTGGGAGATTTTAACGATTATCGATTTAATGTAATCAACAAAGGTCGCCAGCTTGGGATATCTACCTTAACTGCGGGTTATATTGTATGGATGATGCTTTTTCATCGCGATAAAGCTGTACTTGTTATGGCTACCAAGTTTGCGACTGCTGGAAACTTGGTCAACAAGGTTAAGAAGATTATGAAGAATCTTCCAGACTGGATTCGTATTGCAAGTATCGATATAGATAACAGAACCTCTTTTATTCTATCCAACGGATCTTCGATCAAGGCAGCGTCCACTTCTGGAGACGCTGGTCGCTCCGAGGCTTTGTCCCTTTTGGTTCTAGACGAGGCAGCACACATTGAGGGACTAGAGGATCTTTGGACCGGGCTATACCCAACACTGTCGACTGGTGGGCGCTGCATTGCACTATCGACCCCTAACGGTGTTGGCAACTGGTTCCATAAGACCTGTGTCGGTGCCGAGAGTGGCGAAAATAACTTCAACCTGACAACTCTTATGTGGGACGTACACCCAGAGCGAGATGAAGAATGGTTCAAGAAAGAAACCAAAAATATGTCCAAGCGCCAGATTGCGCAAGAGCTGGAGTGCAACTTCAATACTTCCGGCGAAACAGTTATAGGTTCGGACAGTATGACTTGGTTACTACAGAAAACGAAAGAACCGAAATATAGAACCGGATTTGATCGAAACCTTTGGATCTGGGAAGACTATGATCCTGCTCACAACTATCTTGCTGTTGCAGATGTTTCACGCGGCGATGGAGCGGACTATTCCACGCTACACATTCTAAAACTAGAAACTCTAGAAGTGGTGGGCGAATACCAAGGTAAACCAACACCAGATATGTATGCAAATTTCTTGAACCAAGTGGGGAGAGAGTTCGGAAATGCAATGCTCGTAGTGGAGAATAATAATATAGGTTATACCGTCTTAGATAAACTTATTGGATATGGGTATCCAAATCTATACTATTCCATAAAGTCTACACATGAGTATGTAGAGCAGCATCAGGCAGAAGTAGGAAATTCTGCTGTCGCGGGATTTACAACATCGATGAAGACGAGACCTCTTATTGTAGCGAAGTTAGAAGAGTTTATTAGAAACAAACTAATTACCATATACTCCTCGCGCACAATCGGAGAGATGAAGACATTTGTTTGGAAAAACGGCAAACCGCAGGCGATGAGAGGATACCACGACGATCTAGTTATGGCGTTAGCAATAGCCTGCTGGGTAAGAGACACTGCCTTGCAATCTTCAGCGAGAGATCTTAACTATCAAAAAGCATTTGTTAAATCAATAATCAGCACAAAAACAACTATGAACACTCAGATTAGAGGACAACAAGGCTACAAAAGTGACAACTTATTTGGTAAGATGAGTGAAGCTGAAGACTTGTATAGTCAATACAAGTGGATCATAAAGTGAGAAATTAAATGGCACCGAGAAACAGAAATATTAACAAAGGCAAGAACCCTGCCAATGAGCAGTCAGAACTCTTTAAGAGGCTGACAAGGTTATTCTCTGGACCGATTGTAAACTATCGTTCTCAGTCAGGCCGCCGCATCCGTCGACAGCACTTAGACAAGTATGCTGCTAGGTTTAAATCAGCTTCCGGTCAGCAGTTTAAGAAGACTTTCTATAACCCGCTAGACCACATTGCTACAAACGCGATCGGAAACCAGCGCCGATCAGAGAGATACATTGACTTCGATCAAATGGAGTATACTCCAGAGATCGCATCCACTATGGATATCTACGCCGATGAAATGACTACGTATTCTGATCTAAAGCCTATGCTGAATATCAAGTGCTCGAATGAAGAGATCAAAGCGGTCCTTGGCTCTCTGTACGACAACACCCTAAACCTTCAATATAATCTTTTTGGCTGGGCACGCACAATGTGCAAGTACGGGGATTTCTTTTTGTATTTAGACATCGATGATAATTTTGGAGTGAAATCAGTTATTGCAATGCCCGTCCAAGAGGTCGAGCGACTCGAAGGTCAAGACGCAACTAACGCGAACTACGTCCAATACCAGTGGAACTCTGCAGGAATGACCTTCGAGAATTGGCAGATTGCCCACTTCCGCGTGCTTGGAAATGATAAGTACGCACCTTACGGAACTTCGATTCTTGAGCCAGCACGACGTATCTGGAGACAACTTACTCTTATGGAGGATGCGATGATGGCTTATCGTGTTGTACGCTCATCTGAGCGCCGTGTGTTTAAGATTGATGTCGGAGCAGTTCCTCCCAATGAGGTGGAGCAGTTTATGGAAAAGATCGTTACGCAACTTAAGCGTCACTCTGTAGTTGACTCAAAGACCGGTCGCGTAGACTTGCGATACAACCCGATGTCTATCGAAGAAGATTATTTCATTCCAGTCCGAGCAGGATCCGCCACAGAGATAACCAATCTTGCCGGCGGCACAAACATTACAGCAATTGATGATATCAAATACCTCAGAGATAAGCTTTTTTCCGCGTTAAAAATTCCCCAGGCATACTTGGCAATGGGTGACGGAGCATCGGAAGACAAGACAACACTTGCACAAAAAGACATTAGATTCGCAAGAACGATTCAAAGATTGCAGCGAGTAATCGTAGCAGAGCTTGAAAAGATAGGGATTATCCACCTTTACACTCTTGGGTTTCGCGGCGATGATCTCTTGAGCTTTAAGTTATCTTTAAACAATCCCTCCAAGATTGCTGAGTTGCAAGAGGTGGAGCACTGGAAAGCTAAGTTCGATATTGCTGGTTCTGCAACAGAAGGCTTCTTCTCTCGTCGTTGGGTGTCGGAACATATTTTTGGTATGTCTCACGAAGAATTTGCCAGGAACCAAAAAGAGATGTATTACGATCGTACACACGATGCTAAGCTGCAAGCTGTGGCAGAAGCTGCAGTCGCCGGCGGTGGTGGCGGGTTAGGCGGCGATCTAGGTGGCGGTCTAGGCGATGATCTGGGATTGGGTGATGACCTTGACCTTGGGGGAGATCTTGGCGGACCCGAAGAGATGCCGGCTAGTGACGCCGGTGGAGAGGCAGGCGGAGCCGAGCCGACTGATGAGCCAGCAGGCGATGAGTCTCCTCTATTGGCAGTTCCTCCCGGTTCTCGCAAAGATGTTCGAACTTACGAGAAGAGCAGCTACAAGCCTGTGGATAATGACCGACGCAAGGACACAGGTCCGAGAACAAGATCTTATGCAGCCAAAAGCAAGACTGAGAAGAGCAGCAATACAACTCGGAATGTCTTTCCAGGCGCAGAAATCAACTCTTTGAAGGTCGGCTCTTCTATCGCAAAAGGTATTTATGAGCAACAACTACCTAGTTATACTTTAAGAGAGGATGCTGAGGAAAATAAACTGTTCGAACTCAACGATTCTGTCAGGAAGCTACTGGCGGGACTTGAGAGTAACGAAAAGCCAAAGGAATAAAAAGATGAAAGTAAAGCACAATAAAAAAAGAAACACAGCTGTTATATACGAGACTCTTTTGAAAGATATGACGGCAGCTATACTAAAGGGGGATAATAGCAGAAAGCAGGCTATCATCTCAATTTTAAAAGAACACTTTTCTATTGGCACAACTTTAAACAAAGATCTGTCCTGTTATCGTTCTATATACGAAACGCGAGATTTATCTGCCGAGACCTCGCAGAGAATTATTTTAGAAGCAAAGAGACAGAGAGCTTCTCTTGATCCAAAAGAACTTTTCGAGGCACAAACAAGAACGATTCACGATATTAACAAAAAAGTCGATCCTTCCATCTTTTCCAACTTTGTTCCGAACTACAAGACACTAGCAACGATTCATCAAATCTTTTCTGACAATTTATCGCCGAAAGAAAGAGTTTTGTTAGAAAATAAGATTGTGGAGATTATGTGTGAAAAAAATGTTTTCGACAAAACAAAAGATATAGACAACATAACCTTAAACACCTTCGTTCAGAAGTTCAATGAAAAATACGAAGATAAGTTAATAGAAGAACAGAAAGTCTTGCTGTCCCACTATATTGCTTCATTCGCAGATAACTCTCTATCTCTGAAAGTATATTTAAACAATGAAGTGGCGCGTCTAAAGGAAGAGTTAAGAGCTAGCTTGAACACTCATATCCTGCAAGAAGACTCTGACATGCTCCTGAAGACAAAGAAGGTAATCGATAGAATGGAGTCGCTTAAAGAGGCTACCCTTAACGATAACACAATAACCACTATCTTGCGCACACAAGCAATAGTCAAGGAGTTTCAGTCAAATGCCGTTAACGATTAAAATCGGAAGACAAAACCAGACAGCAGTAATTCGCCTTGAGTTGGATCTGCGCAAGAGCATGAGTGGGGATTTGCTTATATTTGATCACGGGGATATCGATATCGTAATCTCTCCGTCAAAGAACAAAGTGTTAGCCTTTCCTAAAGATACTATGACTGAGTTGTCTTACGGAGCCCAAAATAGATTATTCACTCACCTGAGAAAGAAGGGGTTGGTCATTCCAGAGTCTATTATTGGCTCCTCTTTTTGTGGAGCGTTCGAGGCAACAATGGAGCAGCCATTCAAAGAAGATTTGAATACAGCCAAAATGACCTTGATTAATATATCTAAATTTATTGATGAAGAGCGCCCATACTTTGAGTCCACAGAAGCAATAATCTCTATGTCTGATGACGAGCTTTCTGATCCAGACAAGACAGACTCTACAGAATTGGGAGAAGTCCCCCAGTCCACAGAGAAGGGATCTATACGACCAGGGTTTACTAGTAGTCCAAACTCCTTAAGCTACGGCTACTAAGCGACACTACAGATAACAACGTAACTAAGAATAATGAGAGTTAGAGAGTAATGGAACTTATACTATTCGTCCTCATAGCCTACGGACTAACACAAATATTAGTTTATAGCGATATGCCCGTAATAAAAAAACTACGCCCTCACAAAGAATCCTACAAGGGTTACGGCAAGGTCTTTCACTGTCCTATGTGTATGGGATTTCACGTCGGTTGGTTTTTAATGCTGCTTTCTCCATTCACCGAACTATTTAGTTTTGACGTTTCTGTGTTCAATTTCTTCCTTCTGGGATCTTTGTCTTCGGGAACTTCATATATTCTTAACATGGTTTTCAGCGATGCTGGGATCCAGGTGACGCAAAATCATAAATATAATAACTTCTCAGGAGAAGAGTAAGATGAAGAATACATGGACAAACAAGTGGATGCTGCAGCCCGTTCGTCGTTGCTGCAAAGGCTCCTAACTCACGCGGGTAACGCCCGCACTCAACGGAAAAACAAATGAAACTACTACGAGAATTTTACCAATTGTGTGAAGGCGGAGTCTGCCAAGATCTTCTGACCGAGGAAGAGAAAAGACACGTAGCGGAAGGCGGCATTTACTTAACAGGCATTATGCAGAAGGCTGACACTCGTAACGGCAATAACCGTATTTATCCCGAGCACGTTCTTCGCAGAGAAGTGAAGAACTATTCCAAGCTAGTAAAAGAAAGCAGAGCAATAGGCGAACTAGATCATCCAGAGTCTAACGTCGTCAACCTTGCTTCAGTTTCTCACATGGTAACTGAAATTTGGATGGAAGGCAAAGATGTGATGGGTAAAATTAAAGTGCTCAATACGAGTGCTGGACAAGTACTCCAAGAGTTGGTGCGCGGTGGGGTGAGCGTTGGTATCTCTTCGAGAGGTATGGGTTCAGTTAGAGAGAGTGTCGGGGGAGAGACAATCGTTGAGGATGACTTTCAACTGATTTGCTTTGATATGGTTTCGGAGCCTTCGACCCCCGGAGCATTTATGATGAAGGAGTCGGTAGAACTCCAAGGCAAACTATTCACAAAGGCAGATAGGATCAACCGACTGCTAAACGAAGTGTTAGAAGATGACTGAGT